CATCGTTTACCATAGAAAAAGTAGTTAATCCGTGAAGAGCACCATTAGACCCACCACCCCCAACAGTACCGCTGATATCATAACTATCGCATCCGAAGGCTCCGAAGCCATCATTGCCAGGATATTTAATACCATTTTTTGTAATTATATTATTTTGTATATTATCTGGTGGTATCCAAGATATTTTAAACCTACCGTTTTTAGTAGGTACCCATATAACTTTAGTATCTTTTATACCATTTTGCCAAGCAAAAGTTCCACGAACAACATAACCTTTAATAGCCATCTCTTCGTTAAAATCTATTTGCTCGTATATTTTAGTTAGATTAAATAATGAATTAACTGTTTCATCTCTAAAAGCGTGCTTTTCAGATCTTGGAAATTGTCTGTAATATTCATTTAAAGCATCGCTGTCTCTTTTTAATCCTTCTACTTCATTTTCCCAATGATCAATGACTCCCGTAAAAATTTTTTCTCCATCAATTCCTTCAATCGGTTCTGATGGTGTGTCGAAGACAGGATATCCGTACTTGTCAATAAACCCTTCGTATCCCCACTCCATAGGTATGAACAAAGAATATAATCCACTTGTAGTCTGGCCATTGCGGTTTCTATTTGTGACATCTGAATTATAAAATAATTTTTTAAAGTTATCTCCACCTTTATTTAAAGCATTAGATGTTGATCCCATCATGCATTTACCTACTATTTTGGCACCGAGCCTGAGGCACGTTTTTGTGACTCTCCAGTTGTTGAGTATGTTGTCCGGCCTCTCCCATTTACCCGATTCATCATGGACGAGGAGTTGTAACTTCTCCCCATCGTACGAGTTGTCTCCCGTGTTCTTCCAGTCGATCGTGGTATCGAGCCCCTGCCCAAATTCCTCCTGACTATAGGTTTCTTTAATGGCGTTTCTGGTAAGTCTTCTTGACGGTATTTTATAGGAAAGCTCCGTCTTCGGTCGTTCCATCCCATCCTGTATTGGTTTGAAAAAAAATGGATAGTTGATTGATATGGGTACAATCTTGTCTGTAAACATCTTCTTTGCATCTGCTCCAGTTTTAGATAAAACCCCAAATCTAGAGTCCTTGGAAGTTGTTGCCAAGTTAACAGTCTCTGAGGATGCCATGAAGCTAAAGCCAGACCGTCTATTCTTGAGGTAGCACATTCCATAAGATCTCTTATCTGCCTTGCATGCCTCCCAAAAGTAATAAAAGATTCTGTTTGCCTGCCTAAAATCTGGTGCTCCCACGTCGATCTTTGTCCAAGAGAGATAGACATAGTGCGATCCTGTAATGTAGTTCGCGGAACCGTTGCACATGAACCAATACCCATCATTACGATAATTAAACTCACTATCAATATATTTGTAGTATTTTTCTTTAATATCTTCGGGATAGGATTGAAAGTCATATATGCTTTTTATTTTATTTAAAGATTCAGGTTTGTTTTTTATTTTAAAAAATTGATCTGACTGCTTTAAGTCTTCTCCATCTATTGCATCTGGAGTTTTAGGTATTGCCACCTTAAGACCTTGTATTTCATATATATCACCTATTGTACCGTCTTTACTTATTACAACACAGTCTAAATCTTCATTGTATCCATATTCAAACTTCTTATGTTTATTAAGATGCTTAATTTTTTTATCAGATAAATGAGTATTGTGTATTTTATAAAGCGTTTGTTTGTACATTATTTGATTCTATTTTCAACACCTAAAAAAGTATGAGATTCTTTGCTAGATTTTTTATCAGATAACTCTTCAATTTTTTCTATAATTTTTAATGAATCTTCTATTGCAACCCACTTAGCTTGAGCTGCTGTTTTTGCTTTTTCAGGATCTAATTCAGATAAATCAATTTTTTGTTTAATAACTTTTTCAAGTTCAATCAATGCTTTTTCCGCTGCTTCTATTATTCTTTTTCTTCGGTCCATAGTTAATAGTTATATGATTTGATAAAATTCTATAAAGTTTTTGACCTTCAATATTAAATTCATATTCAGAGTTAGGCGTAAACCCTACCACGTCTCCTATAGACACTCCTAATGAACTTAATTGGCTGTTTGTGTATGCTAGCTCCCCTTTTAAATTTTCGTCTGTATCAAGTGCCCATTTATCTTTTATTTTTATAGGCTTTACAAAGCAATATCCAGGTAGTGCAACCCACTTATTATTTTTTTTACATGCAAAAACTTGATCTGTTCCTACAGTATATTTGTCTTCATCAAGATAACTAGCAGAATTACGTTCTTGCTGTTGTTGGTTTAACCATCTTCTAAAAACATTATGATGAACAATTATTTCATCTCCTACTTCTACTTCTGTTTTTATACCAGCTGGAACACTAACAACTTTGCCAATACGATTAACAAACATGTAATCTCTTTCTGTAATCTCTGTATTAACAACTAATTTTTTGTCATCAACATCAACTACGTTATTGTAACGATTTTCAGTAGATATAATATAATCAAAAAGTGCCTGCATTAATAATCTAAGTTATATTCAACAGATACTGCCATGTTAGAATTAAAATGTTTCCACGGTAGTATTTCTTTGTTTTTAGTTATATATATTTTAAAAGAACCATCTTCTTCTAAGATATCTGAAATAGTATGCCCTCCATAAACTTCTTGTCCTACAGAGTAATGCATTGCTTCGTTTTTGTAGTCAGTACCAATACTGATCTTACGTATTAATTTTGCCATTTAATTTAATTTAGTATGTCCATATGGTCATTGGCGGAGCGCCATCATAACCTATACCTACATGAACAAAGTTATTCTTTCTACTTATACCTATTCTTTTAAAACCTACTTCAATTGCAGCTTTAACTAATCTATAAGTAGCTTCACCTCCTGAACACGCCATATCTACAGCGGCACCATAAGTATGCTCACCAGGTTTAGACTTACGCGCCTCTATTGGATGTTGAGGTGATCTGTATGTTGATGTTAATGTAATTGGATATCCATATGCTTCTCTAAGATCATCTAGCATCTCAAGAAGCTTAGGGTCCATTTTGTCAAAGTTATTAAATTCAGATTCATTAAAATGTTTCATTGTATTATTCTTTTGATTTCTTTAATATCATTAGTATTGTGTATCCTATTGATAACAATAAAACTACTGTCTGTAGTACTGTATTTATTTCAGGTATTACTGAAAATATCATTGCTCCTACGTTTATTCCAAAGATCTTAAAATCTTGTTCTATCATTGTTTATGTTTATTATTTCCAAATACCTTCTCGACGCCGCGAGATCCAAAATAGCCTCCTATGACTATAGTTAATAATGAAGTCACTGATTCCAGTGAATAGCCGGCGTACCACCCTATAACATATGATATTGTTAAAAATACAAGAACCAATGGTCGGACGTTGGACGCAAGCCAGTTTCCGCTTCGAGCATCTGCTACCCATCTTTTGGTTGTGCCATCAATTTCGGCTCTTTCTATTCTTAACTTTTCTAGTGCAACTTGTTTATCGCTTTCTGAAAGCTGAGAGTTACCACTAATTAGTTCTGATATTACATTTCCCGGCAATATTGCGTCGCCGACCATTCCTAGAATACTTGGTGCCTTTTCGATTAAAAACCGTCCGACACCTGTATCTTTAAAAGGTTTCTTTTTTTCACTCATTTTATTTAATTTATGCTATTGCTAAAAATATATATTCATAACCATTTTCATTTAACATTGCATCAGCAGTATTTTGATGTGGAAATGAAAAGCCTGTAGCTGTTGTTGTAAATGTATTTAATGTACTATCACTTTCTGCGTTAGCTAAATTAGGGTTTAAACATTTTCCGCTACCTCTTACTGCATCAAGTATAGCCCAATTTTCTACATTACTGGTTGATTTAACCATTATGAATCGTGGTTGAAATCCAGTATAAATAGTAACACCAGCTGTTTGGCCAATATAAGAACCTATTTTGCTATAACCTGCGATGTCTGCAAAAATATAATGGATTATTTCACCACTCGCCCCACCAAAATGAATACTACTTAACATTTGTCTCCCTAATCCTATTGTAGTAGTTGAAACCGAAGTAACTGTCTCAAAACTTCCATTTGTATATTTTGCAGCATTGTTATTTAGTGATATACCTTGAAGGTTAGTAAATCCTTCTGTCCAAACAGTCCAATCAGCGCTAACATCAAGAGGTTTTGAAATTATGAGTTTAGGAACTAAACCAAGTCCGTGTCCTACAGTTTCATTTGAATTGCTTGTGCCCGTTTTCACAATACTAAATCCAGCTTCTTGATTTGCTGCTACCGTACTTGGTATTGTACCATAAGTATTCTGAGTTAAATAACCTGGCTGACCAAATGTTACATTACTAGATGCACCACTGTAATTACCACTTAAATCTACTGCATTTGTTTGTAATGGATAAGCTGCGATACAGCCTGCACCTGCAGGATAGTTTAACGTATTATTACTTGCTGCTGGTTCTGCGTATAGATCAGATACTTCTGAAGCTGATAGTGTTGAATTAAAGAAACGCACTTGGGCTAACTTTCCATCAAACTCATATCCAGAAGCTAAACTATATTTCCCTATTGTTACACCATTTGTATTAAAGGATGCAGTTCCTGACATCGTATCTGTAGCCTTTAATACTCCATTTAAATAAATTTTTCCAACTTGGTTTGAGTCGTAAGTAACTGCAACATGGTCCCAAATTCCAGTACCAGAAGTAGTAGTTGCTCGAATATCCATGATTCCCCCCACAGTATTGTTTAATTGAAACACATATTGTGAGTTATTATATTCAAACTGCCAACCATAGCTTCCACTTGAACCATTACCTTTATCTATGATAAAATCCCTACTTGTTGTATTTCTATTAACCCATACGCTTAAACTTGTAGGAGTTGTAAAATTAAACACTGCATTATTAGCTATTGTTATTGTACTATTACTCCCGTTAAAGTTAGTTGATAAATTAGCTAAAGCTGCTTTCCAGTTCCATGAAACCATATCTATACCAGCCGGATTCATATAAACAGCACTAGTTGCTGCTAAAGTAAACCCGTTTGGATCAAAACTTGTAACATCTGTATACCCTGTAACAGCAGCAGCTAGTGTATCAGCCTCTAATACACTGCTAATCCCTCTTACAGTATCTACTAAAACATGATTTTTGTTATCATCTCTAGTTTTTACCCATAATAATCCAGGCTCAAAACCTACTGTATTTATTACATTTGTAGTATTATTACCTGTATATAAAACAGTATTAAAGTGATCTAAAGCATTTATAGCTGCTGGTTCACATTCAACTTCTTTGTAAAGTGTAGATACATTAGCTGCTGATAGTGCTGAGTCGTATATCCTTATTTGGTCTAATTTTATATCAGAATACGATGTGCTCCCATTTGAGTAAGTAATGGCTCCAAATCTATTTGATTTTGTAGAACTTGTAGTGGTGGTTGGGATAGTAGAACCTGTATATGTATTAGATAAATTAGTTAATGTTTCTGCACTGCCATTTAAATATAAGTACATCGTTCCACTTGACCAAATAACGCAAATATGATGCCAAGTATTTGTGCTTAATGCTGTATTACCTCTATTATGTTGTCTATTATCAGAAGTATCTGCTACAAAAAAGTTTAAATAACCAGAAGCATCTGTACCAATTTGAATTCCTCCAACTTGAACTGATGAGTTATATTTTGTAAAGAAATTTTTATCGGCATTTGAACTATTTACATCAACCCAAGCAGAAAAACTCCATGTTGTAGAACCCTCATAAGTACTACTAAAGGCAGCTGGTAATGTTATAACACTGCTACTGCCATTAAACGCTCCAGCAAATCCAAACTTACCTTCAGTGTTAAAGTTAACATTAGTAGCTGTACCATTGTAATTACCTAACTGATCTGTAGCATCTGACATTTTATAATATGCAACACTATTAGGGTTAGCAAGTTGATAATCTA